TGATATTAGTTTCCACCGAAACATAAATATCAGACACGCGGATACCCTCATCCGGTATGTTTATTGAGTGCGAGTCGTCCTGCTTGAAATCAATGTCTAAAACCGTGGCCCCACCATTACCATCGGTAACGGTGAGACGACCTGCTCCAACATTGTCAGTCAAGACCTGTATTTGACGTATACGCGCAGGGCCAACCCCGGCAGAGCCGACGGCGGTTAGCCGTTTACTTTTGACATCTGATCCGGCCATGTTTAGCCCCTATTAAGAGAGGTTATTGTTAGGCACGTAAAGTACAGTTACCTGTGCTACACCTGCTGTGGCGGCGCTTCCGGTCTGATTATAGGTTGCAGTTAAGGCAACATCAGAGGTGCCAATGTCCACTAAATTGGTAAGCTGAGAAACATCAGAGCTTGCCAGGACACGAGCTACACTACCCAGAGCAAGAGCGTCCGCATACTTATCCGCAGTGGTGCCATCGCCTAAATCCAAAGTGTTTGTGGTTCCAGCGTCAAATGCTGTGGTTACATCTACGTTAATGTCTATGATTTGACTATTTGCTGGAAGAGTTCCAATCACAGTTTCTGTGCCATTCGCAGCAAAAGTAACTTGCTTTGACTGAGACATAACACCGTAGCCCGTAGCAGTGATTCCGCCAGTGGTGGTGTTTTCTATGATTGATTGAAAGCCGTCTTTAGACCGGACTGGTCCAGAAAAAGTAGTATTAGCCATGTGGTTCTCCTGTCGTGGCTAGTGTCAGTCACGGGATGTGACTGTCAGGAATTTGTGTACGATACGATAAAAAAAGGGGCGGCACAAGCCACCCCTTTTCTCACACCATTTAGGTGATTAAGCGCCTGCGGTACCGAAAACCGCTCTCCAATCAGAGACGCCGAAGCTGTATCGCTCACGGGCCTTGAAGCGCATGTTTCCAGTATCAAAGTCACCTTCCATGCCAGTCTTGATGGCAGTACGCTGAAACAGCTTGAAGCCGTTAGGGGCGTCTGTCTTGATAAAGAAGGCATCTGTATCGGTGAGGAAGTGATTAACTACCGCACCGTCAGGGAGCATTCCCATAGACTTCATGGCGTTCAGATCGTTGTCCGCAGTGCCGGAACGCAGATTAGAGTTGATTACTCGCTCTGCAATAAATTGCAGTTCTTTAGGAATAATCAACTTCATGCCACGTACAGCGATCTTCAGACCACGTTCGTCAGTCAAACCAGCAATATCGATCAGCATCTGCTCAAGCGAAGTCTCATTGAGATCCGCCGCTACAGAAAGCTGGTTACGCTGGTTTCCGCTCAAAGAAGGGTGAGCTGATGAACAAAGCGCAGCGCCATCGCCTACAGGGTAAGCGGTGTCAAAAGCGTTGTTCAGTACAGAAGCAGCCTTGATTTGCTTGGTCTGAGACATAGACCGTGCCAGGGCACGGGTATATCGAGAGGCCAGCCTATCATACAGATTGTCTTCCACAGCTTCTTCAGTAATGCTGAAAGCCAGAGCAATGGTCTCGTGAGTGTAACGAGCAGTGTAAGTTTCCTGCGCGTCGTCAAACGAGATTGATCCGCCTTCTGATTTAACTGGCGCAGTGCCAAAACCAGACAGCATCACTTCTTCTTCGAATGCACGATCTGAGCTTTCGGTTTCGAAAATCTCAGCATGCTCGTTGTCGTATCGGTCGTATTCGAGCCCGAACAAGGCATTTAGGCCGGGTTCTAGCTCTTTCGCAAGTTGTGCGCGAGAAATAGCCATTAGTTAAACCCCCTTAAATGCCGGTAGAATCCGCGGTGGTTTGAGAATCAAACCGGCGGGTTCCAGCGTTAAAATGCGCGTTCAAACGAACCAACAGAGGTATACCAGCAGCGGTATAGTCACTGTTTGCTTCATCGTCCGCAATCCCAACAATACGCAGCGGTAATGTCGCAGTCACAGCAACGTTAGCTACGCTGGCAGCGGCACTGGAACGACCAGTGTCTGTGCTACCTGAACGAGCTGACGTGCCCAAATCAGTATTTGAAAAGACTGTAGCCAAAGCAGTCGCACGGTCAGTGAGACTTGCATCGCTTGCAACCTGAAAAATCTGATTTGGATTGTCTGCAACAAAAGCTTTAACAGGATGGTTTGTATCCACACTAACGCTTCCGCTACCAGGCCAATAGTTCAACCAAACCGGCTTCTTTTGAACCGAATCGTGGTACTGAACTCCCATTAGGACTCCAAGTGCCTGCGTGGTGCCACCAGCGGTGTCACCAGCTTGATCAATTACGCCCGCTGCCAAAGGAACAACGATTTCGTATTGATAAATGACATTTGTGTTGTTGGAGGCGATCTCATACTCGGTTACACCGGTAGAGTTTACACCTGCACCAACCAGCCCAACAGGACGCATACCATAGGCAGTTTCTTGATTTGCCATAGGAACATCTCCTTATTGGGGTGACCTACTACTCTTTTCGTGGGCCACCAAAAGTTACACGAGATTGACGATCAGGTTTATTGATCGCCATGCTTTCATGAGCATTTTCTCGCATCATATCGTGATCAACGGCATCTAAAAGGTCTTTACTCTTTCCTTTAAAGTATTCACTTCTTTCTTGCACCGTTTCTAACGGTATACGAGCGAGAACCAATCCACCAACTCCAAACACACCTTCAAATTTACCTGATTCGACCACGGGAGCCTCAAAATCCGGGTATTCGTCTGCTCTTACAAGCTCATACCCTTCTCTCAAACGAGCAGAAATGTTCTTACGGTCATCAAAACCACGAACTTCTGCTCTAATCCAGCGGTGCTTGTACCCTTCGGGTGCAGGCGGTGCTTCGAGCATGGACGGGGGAGCCCAAGGCTTTCGCCGTTGCTCCTTCTCCCTGCTGTCTTTAGCGCGAGAAGACCGATCTACGCCCTCAAAACCTACTTTCTTTTTTGTGGCCATAGTCATCTCCTATTTGACATATTTCGCGTATTCTTCTAGCGGCACACCCAATTTCTTTGCTATTGCAACCTGGCTGGGCGTGAGTTTTTTCCGGGTGTTGCGTCCTGATTTAGAGCCCGTCGTTGAGCGAGAGCTGCCTGCAACGTTCTGGACGGGACGTTTGCTAGGACTTTCTGAGAATTTATGCGGAAACTCGGTCCGTATTCGATCATCTAGCTCACTATAATACTCATCGCTTTTGGGGTCAAACCCTTCATCTTCAACAAGCCTTTTATGTAGGCCAAACGCCGCGAACGTCATAGCCTCGTCCGTCCCAAACCAATCGTTTTTAGAGGCCCAGTTTTCTGCTTTTGGGTCAGGGCGTTGCTGCGGGGCAGCTTGCGGGGCAGCTTGCGGAGCTTGCTGCTGATATGCTGCCTGCTCTTGCGCCTGACGCTCCTGCTGTTGCTTGGCTGTTTCGTAACGGTCTTTAGCTACGGCTAATTGACTTAACTTACGCTGTGCCGTCACAGTGCCTTCGGTGTCTGCACGATCTATCGCGGCCCTAAGCTCGTCTTCAACTTGTTTTTCTTCAATGGTTAAACGAGACCCATATTCAGTCATGTAGCCTTTATCTAAAGACTCTACCCGTTTTTTTAAAGTTTCGGACTCACTTTGAATAGACTTAGCGTAGCTTAAAGCCTCTTCTCGCTGCCTTTCAGCTTCGCGCATCTTTTTAGTCAAGCGATCTATGCGCTTTTGGACACCAGCGGTGTATTGCTGATGTTCATCACCGTCTTCACTTTCTTCACTTTCTTCACTTTCTTCACTTTCCTCCGGCTCCTCTGAAGACACACCAGAAACCGATACTTCGACCTCTTGCTCCTCTTCGTTACTGCCAACGTCTATATCAACGGTGCCATCATCCGGCTCGTAAGCTTTTTCCTTCTTTTCTTCTGCCATGTTTACCCCTTAAAAACTAATAATGTCTTCTGGATCAGAAATAGTTGCCAAAATCTCATCATCGTTAAGAATACGGACTTCTCCGCCATCTATACGAAACCTAGAACCAGCGTATCGAGCAAAAATTACCCAATCTTTTTCCTGGCACCAGGGACCATTTGGAAATTTATTCGTGTCTTGATAAGCAAGCGGTCCTTGCTTTAACACGTATCCGACAACGGTTTGAATCTGACCGTCCTCTAGAACTTTATCGGGGATATATATGCCGCCGTCTGTTTTAGACTTGCCTCGATACGGAAGAATTAACATTCGCCAGCCCGTGGGAGTGGGCATACGCTCTACGAGAGAAGCGTCCGCCTTAGAAGGGTCTAAGACACGATCTTGCGGGTCAACATAAATGCTGTCGACACCCTCTGTATCAGCAGTTTCACGTGAAACCTCTTCTTCTGTTTTCTTAGCTTCTTCAGCTTCTTTATCTAGCTGATCCGCCAAATAACCTGGGACTTCAATCATGCATACGCTCCTGTTGTTGTAGCAGGCCCGAGAGTTCCTGTGCTATGTAATTTAAAGCGTCTAACTCACCCATGAGTTGTTTATAAGATTCCAGGGAGGTAACGCCGTTGTTTTCTAAAACATCTAAGACCAAAGACTTACGTTCTTTTATCTTTTTTTGAACAAACTGCACCACGACTAAATCATCCATAACGTCTCCGTCTTATATAGTCGTAGCGAATCTTATACCAGATGCAGTCTGTTGGCTAGGTGTGCCTCTCGTATTAATTCTTTGCTTTGGCCAAAGTATGGGACGGCCATATAGTTTTTAACTAACTCTTCGCAAAGCCACTTGTCGTGACGTTTAAAGTCGCCCATATATCGACCGTATTTACCGCCTTTGTCTTTATAAGTTCTAAGCGTGACTACCGTGCCAACGGGCATAAAATCTTTTACGAACTCTTTAGCCATCAGTCCGTATCTTTTTTCTTCTTTATCTCTGGTTCTAGATTCGGGTGCATCAATTCCATACAGGCGAATACGGCCACGTTTACCGCCAACAAAAGTATCAAAGCCAAGGTCCACCAAAACATCTACTGTGTCTCCATCAACGATTTTGACCACGGTAGCCGCGTACTCAAACATAGCTACCCGCTTTAATAATGTCGGTAAGCTCTAAAGCTCGACCACCAACCTGTTTGGCCCACCTGGAATCCATGAACTCTACCGCAGCAGTGTCGTAGTCTTGGTTCTCCATAGCAGCTATGGCGTTTTTAAAACCTCTGAAACGAGTAGCTCCAAGGTTAAAAAAGATGTTCATAATGGCGTCTTTACGAGCGCCTTCCAGAGTTCTAAACCAAACATATTCAGAGCTAAGCTCCGCCGCACAACGCTCTAAATCATTTTTTAAAAGGTAGTTTATCTCGTCTTCAGACAGTCCGGGTCCGCTTTCAGCGATATTTCGTCCACAGCCAATATGCTCTAAACCACCCGTATCACGGTATACGTTGCTTTTAACGCCCTCATGGCGTTTTAACATCTCAATCAAATTATCCATTACTTTTTCCCGTTAGAGCCGCCATAGAAAAAAGCGGCGGCCGTACCTAATATGCCCGATAGTTGGCCTAGCACCAGAGATATGATGGTTTCGTCGTTTTGGTCGTGCGGCATTATGGTTACCGCCAGGACGTAAGTGCCATACAACACCAAAGCCAACATGCTAAACGCTTTAGGTGTCCAGTCCGTAGAAAACTTAGCTCTAGCATCTTTCCTGTCGGCGACTTCCGTCTTAAAAGACTCCAGGTCTATTTCCATAGCACGG